ACAGGATATCAACTGGGAAACCGTCACAGTAGACGACTTATCAAAGGCACACGACTTAAAGGGAATGTCCTTCGAGGTAGATAATGGCAGGATATCAAGAGTGTTTATAGATGAGGAGGAACTTGAATGATGACTGTATTTATTAGCGGAGGGATAACGGATGTGCCTGACTTCAAAGAAAGATTCAAAGAGGCAGAAAAACATCTAAGGTGGCGGGGCTTTAATGTAATCAATCCTGTTGGATTGCAAGATAATGTAACGGTCGGTGACTTTACACATTATGACTACATGAATATCTGTGTGGCATTAATTGAATTAACGGATTGTGTTTACTTCCTTGACGGCTGGGAGAATTCAGACGGCTCAAGAGATGAATATAATTACGCGTGTAACATAGGGATTCCAACCGTTACACAAGATGAAGAGCGGATAATGGGGGAACGAATATGGGAGAAATGCAAATAAGGGTTGATAAAGCCTGCGTAGATAAAGAGCTAGGCTTTGAAGTGCCTGATTTCGTCTATGAAGAGGCAAAGCAATATGCAATGCTTAAGCAGAATGTGCTTGTAAATATGGGTAATGAGTACGTAAAAAGCCCATATTACACTATTAAACTGATAGCCCAGTACGCAAGGCAGATATTTGATACAGAACTTTATAAAAAACTTTTGGAGGGATAAACAATGAAAATTACAAAGATTAAGATTAAAAACCTTTTCGGAATCAAAGAGTACGAGGCAGACGGAAGCAATAAGGAGTTATCCGGAAAGAACGGAACTGGCAAAACTTCCGTTATAGATGCTATCAGATACGCTTTAACTAACAAATCTGATAGGCAGTACATAGTCAGAAACGGCGAATCAGAGGGCGAAATTATCATTGAAACGGATACAGGGCTTTTACTTGACAGGAAAGCAAGAATCGGGATGGCGGACTATAAGTCTATAAAACAGAACGGCGTACCTGTTGGCAGTCCTGAAAGCTTCTTAAAAGATATAGTGACTACCTTGCAGCTATCCCCTGTAGATTTTATGAATCTTGACACAAAGAAGCAAAATTCAATGCTTCTTGATTTGATTCAATATGACTGGGATATGAACACCATCCGTGAGTGGTTCGGGGAAATACCTGCAGGCATTAACTACGAACAGAATATCCTTGCAGTACTGAATGATATACAGGCTGAGAGTGGCGAATATTATATGACAAGGCAGGATATAAACAGAGAAGTAAGAGCAAAGAAGTCCATTATTGAAGAAATAGCCAACGAGATACCTGTTGAATATAACCTTGAATACTGGAAAGGTGTCAACCTTGGAGAGCTATACACGAAGATTGAGCAGATAAGAAAGAGCAACAGCGAGATAGAAAAGGCAAAGCTAATGATTGAAGGTCAGGCTAATAAGCTTAGGAGTTTTGAAGCCGACCGAGAGATTAAGTTGGCAAGCCTTGACAGGGAAATGGCAGCAGAAAGCAATAACATTGATTCAGAGCTTGCAAGGCTCAAAGAAAGAATTATAGCTCTTGAGAAGGAAAAAGAGAGCCTTAACACAAAGAAGGCAGATAGGGCAAGGCTTATAGAAAGCGAATTTGAAAAGGAAAAGGCGCAGTATCTAAGCAATATAGCAACTTATGCAGAGCTTGCGGATAAAGAGATAATGCCAATTGACAGCCTTGCGGAAGAGGCTGAAACGGCTGAAAGAATGAAGTCATACATCAATGAGTATGAAAGAATGATAGGGCTACAGGAAGAGCTTGAAGCCCTCAATGAGAAATCAAGGAAACTAACCGAGAAGATAGAGCTTGCAAGAAACCTACCAGCGGTAATCCTTGAAAAGGCTGAACTTCCAATAGCTAATCTTACGGTTAAAGACGGCATACCGCTTATAAACGGACTTCCAATCAGCAACCTGTCAGAGGGCGAAAAGTTAGACCTTTGTATAGACATAGCAATAAGCAAGCCTAACGGACTGCAAATCATTCTTATAGACGGAATAGAGAAGCTCGCAACCGAAATGAGGGAAAACCTTTATAAGAAGTGCAAAGAAAAGGGATTACAGTTCATAGCAACAAGAACCACAGACGATAACGAGTTAACCGTAATTGAAGTTTAATACAGGAGGAATAAAACAATGGATAAACAAGCATTAAGCGTTATATATTCAAATCTTGATTCAGCGTTACAAAGACAGGTGTCGGCTCTGCCTGATAAATTCAACAAGCAGAGGTTTTTACAAAACTGTATGACAGTGCTACAGGACGGCAAGACGGACTTCTCAAGATGTGAATCGGGTACAGTGGTTAGAACGCTCTTAAAAGGGGCATTCTTAGGATTAGACTTCTTTAACGGCGAATGCTATGCCATTCCTTACGGTACGCAGTGCCAATTCCAAACCGACTATAAAGGAGAGGTTAAAGTCTGCAAGAGATACTCCAGTAACCCAATCAAAGACATATACGCAAAACTGGTGCGTGAGGGTGATGTATTTGAAGAAAGAATTGTAAACGGCGCGCAGAGTATAAACTTTAACCCTAAACCTTTTAATGACGGTGCTATAATCGGAGCATTTGCGGTATGCTACTACACTGATGGCTCGATGCTTTACGACACTATGAGCATTAGCGAGATTGAGAATACAAGAAAGACATACTCTAAAATTCCTAACTCTAAGGCGTGGAAGGACAGCTTCGGAGAGATGGCGAAGAAAACAGTTCTCCGAAGGCTTTGTAAGATGATTGACCTTAATTTTGATACAGCAGAAGCTAATCAGGCTTATGAAGATGGTTCAGATACAGACATTAAGAATGTAGCACAGAAAGAAAAGACCGAGGCGCATGATGTGTACGCAAAAGGCAATGTAGTTGCCGAGGGTGAATATAAGGAGGTTGCAGAAGAACAGGAACAGACTGTAGGAGGAGTGGAAGAAGATGGACAGATTACAATTAACCAGTGATAACTATTACAGCAAAGAAGCTAATATGGCTTATGTGTCAGTTTCGCAGTACAAGGATTTCTGCGGAACTATAGGGAGGCAGGGTTGCGAACATGCAGCCCTTGCCAAAGTAAAAGGCGAGCTTGAAACTCCTATAACTACCCCTTTATTGGTTGGCAGCTATGTAGATGCCTACTTTGAGGGTACTCTTCCACAGTTTTCAGCTGCACACCCTGAAATCTATTCAAGCAGGGGCAAGACGGCAGGAGAGCTAAAATCAGAGTTCAAGCAAGCCTCTGTAATGATAGACAGAGCAGAAAAAGAGCCCCTCTTTATGAAGTATATGGAAGGCGATAAACAGCTTATTATGACAGGGGAAATCGAAGGCGTGCCGATCAAGTGCAAATATGACAGCGTAGACGGTCATAGAATAACCGACCTTAAGACGGTTAAGAGTATCGGAGATAACTTTTACATCAAAGACTACGGCTATAGGGTTTCATTTGTAGAAAATTGGGGCTATGACATTCAGGCTGCTGTATATAGGGAAATATACAGACAGAACACAGGCGACTTGTTGCCGTTCTACATATGCGCAATTAGCAAGGACAAGACCGATACAGTGGCACATCCAAGGGTAGCGGTTATCGAGATACCTGAATCAATGATGAATGAAAGACTTGAAGAGTTTAAGCGCAACATAACAAGGATACAGGACATCAAGACAGGAGTCATAGAACCTATGCAATGCGGACATTGTGATTACTGCGCAGATACTCTTCCGCTGTCAAGAGTTATATCAGTTGATGAGCTTATAGGAGACTTCTACTAAAGGGCAACAAGGGGGCATAGATGAAAGAATACAGCTTTGTAATTGAAGGGGTGCATTACAAGAGTAACCGCACATTCCCAGCTCTGAATGACTTTATCGGAGCGATGAACCGCAACCGCTTTGTAGGGGCTCAAATGAAGAAGAAGTATGAACGCATAGCCAACGAGGCTATTAGAACGCAGTTAAAAGGCATCAAATTCGATAAAAAGGTATTTATTGAATACACCTACTACGAGGCAGACAAAAGGCGTGACAAGTCAAACATAAACGCCTTCGCGGTAAAGGTTATAGAGGATGCCTTGCAGGATTGTGGAGTGCTCAAGAATGACGGATGGGATGATGTCGCGGGCTATAGTCAACATTTTAAGATTGATAAGAATAACCCAAGAATAGAAGTACTAATAAAGGAGGTAAAGAAAGATGATTGATATTAAGGAGCGTGATTCATTTGTGTTCAACAAGATTTTGATGGAGCTTACTGATAACCTTCCACCTGACCTGTACAAACCAGCAATTCAGATATTTCTAAATTACGGATTTAATAAAGAGGTTGAAGTACATACCCCACTTGAAAAAGCGTTTTTAAACCTTGCTAAAAGCGTAATAGATGATGATAACAAGGAGTAGATATGGCAGACACAAAGGATAAACAAAGCTATGTAATGTACAAAGACTGGAATGCTCTGTTTACATCTTTAAGCAAAGAGGATGCAGGCGAATTGATACAGGCGATTAGTATGTATCAAAGTGGAGTTAAGGAAGTAAATATCTCTAACTGTGCCCTTAATGCAATCTTTGAAATGTTCAAAAGTAGATTTGAAAAAGATGATAAAAAATATCAAGATACTTGCGACAATAGAGCAAATGCAGGCAGTAAGGGCGGTCAAGCAAAATCAAATAATGCTAAGCAAAACGTAGCAAATCTAGCAAATGATAAATTTACTAAGCAAAACGTAGCAAATCTAGCAAATGATAAATTTGCTAAGCAAAACGTAGCAAATCTAGCTGATAAGGATATTGATAAGGATAAGGATATTGATAAGGATTTAAAAGAAAATATGTATAGTCGTGCAGGCACGACCGTATGCGTTGAATCCGATACCGAATCCGTTCAGGATGAAACCAAGGAAGAGCCACGCCCTGAACAGGCTAAAAAGCCTAAAAAGGCAAAGGAAACCAAAGCCGATAAAGAGGCGACCGAGGTTATAGACTATCTTAACGCGAAGACAGGTTCGGCATATAAGGCAAGCTCTAAGGCTAATATTAGCGTTATTCGGGCAAGGCTTAATGACGGCTATACCGTAGAGGACTGCAAGAAGGTCATTGATACCAAGGCAGGGCAATGGTTAACCAACCCCGATATGGTTAAATATCTTAGACCAGAAACGCTATTCAGACCATCAAAGTTTGAAGGATATATCAACGAGTGTAGGGGCAAGCCCTCAATCCGTGGGGATAGTCCGCCCATTTCGGAGCAGGCAGCCTTTAACCAGTCCATCTCGGAGGCAATTCAGAGGCAGATGCTGGAGCCTGTGGAAAATCCTGTCACGGATGAAATGCTTGACGAATTAGGCTTTAAATAGCCCTTTTAGGCAGAAGGAGGATGAATGGAACAAATAAACGGTGAATCCACAGTATGCCCTAAATGTGGCGGGTCTATGTGGGTAACTTGGGTAGATGAACAGGGATGTGACATGGCAAGGCGCTGTGAATGCTTTGAACCTACAATGGCAAAACGCAGGATTGCCCGAAGTGGTATAAGTGAGCCATTCAGGGCTAAAGGTTTTAAGAATTTTGACACAAGGGGCATAGCCCAGCTTGAAAAGGCATATACAATCTGCGTTGATTACTGCAAGAATTATCAGGACTTCAAAGAATCAAGGCATAATTCAATCTTGTTGCTTGGGCAAGTAGGATGTGGCAAAACCCATCTTGCGCTAGCTTCAGCCAATGCCCGTTTGGATTTACACAAAATACGAGGCGGCTAATGTCCTTTTCGTGAGATGATTACAAGGCTCAAGCAGAATATCACAGATGAAGATGCTTACAACAAGACCATAGACGAGCTAAAAACTGCGCCTATGCTTGTCATTGATGACCTGTTAAAGGGCAAGACTACAGAGAGCGATATAAATATCCTCTTCGAGATAGTCAACTACAGGTATGTATGCAATCTGCCAATGATTGTAACCAGCGAAAAGACTACAGGCGAATTACTGGACTTTGATAGTGCGATAGGCTCTAGGGTCATTGAAATGGCAGAAGGCAGGATTATAGAGTTTAAGGGTAATGAATTAAATTATAGATTGCGAGGGATAAAGAAGGATGAAGCAGATAAAAACTGAAATCTACAACGACAATTTTCAAAACTTCAAAAGATACGGAATACAGAAGGCTCAGCTTGTCATAGCTGATATTCCGTACAATGTGGGTACAAACTTCTACGGCTCTAACCCTATGTGGTACAAGGGAGGAGACAACAAAAACGGAGAAAGCAAGCTCGCAGGAAAGGCAGCATTTAACACGGATTTTAATTTTAACATCGCTGAATATTTCCACTTTTGCAACAGACTTTTGAAGAAAGAGCCTAAACAGGCAGGAGGAAGGGGCAGGAGTTCAGATGCACCGTGCATGATCGTATTCTGCGCCTTTGAACAGTTACAGCTTGTAATCCAATATGCTAAAAAGCATGGATTCAAGAATTACATCCCTCTTACTTTCATCAAGAACTTTTCCCCACAGGTGCTAAAGGCTAATATGCGAGTGGTAGGAGCTACAGAGTATGCACTTGTACTATACAGGGATAAGCTACCGAAGTTCAGAGATGGGCTACAGGTTGACGAGAACGGGAAGAATATTCAAGGTACTGGCCGAATGGTATTCAATTGGTTCAACTGGGAAAAAGACGGCAAGGATATCCCGAAGATACATCCAGCGCAAAAGCCTGTTGCAGTGCTTAAAAAGCTAATCGAGACCTTTACGGATGAAGGGGATATAGTAATAGACCCTTGTTGTGGCAGTGGTTCAAGCCTGAGGGCTGCAAGGGAATTAAACCGCAATTCTTACGGCTTTGAAATTAGCAAAGAGTTCTACAGGAAGGCAAAGGATGAAATGCTTAAGCCTGAAAAGAAAGACGAGCAGATGAGCATTGATGATTTAATGGCAGATAAGGCAGTTTAGAAAGGGCAAATATAAATGACAAGAGCCGAGATAACTAAGAGGCTGTCAGAGCTTACAGAAAAGCTAATCAACCCTAATAATGACAGCCGTACGTATTGGGCTAGAGAGGTAACTTTTGACTACGCCACATCTAGCCGTGTTAGGGTTGATTATATGAAATTTGAGCCAAAAAACAATTGGCTCAAATTTTGCTCTTTTGCATTACTTTAAACCAAAAATCCATTCTATAAAATTTTGCAAAACCCCATTTTTTGAGAGCTTTGTTTCGTCAAAAACTCTAGAGTAAATTTGAACTCCCTATAAACACAATTGGCTTCGGCAAAATTTATACTAGGTGTCGCAAACTTAGCAAATTTACTTCGCGCCAATCACAAGCCGCATGTTGCAAACTCTCCAAATTTGACCAAAAACAGCAATCATTTGCCATGTTGCGTCAAATCTCATAAAGGCAAACCAGCTTAAAGCCAGCCTGCCCTCACCTCAAATTTGACCAAAT